CTTGCATCAATTTCTCATATGCAATTCTAGCATAGCACTGAGTCCCATCTCTATTTAACAATCTTTGTTCTTCTGTTTGATATTGTTTTTGTAGTAATGCACAAATTAGTTCTTTTGCTTGATCAACTGACATATTTTCTGCTCTAAAATCTCCAATAGTGACAACTTCATCTTTTAAACTGTCTAAGTAATCAACTAACAAGTGGTCTCCTCTTGTTCTATTTATTTTTGCATCAATAATCTTCTTTTCATCAATAATATATTCATTGGCATTTGCTCCTTCCATAGCGAATTCATCTTTCAATTTCACTCTAAATAAATGTCTTCTTCTGTGTAAAGCTGCTGGATTAATCATATTCTGTGGTCTCATATAAGGGTTATTTGTATTAGATAACATAACTTTAATATCGAACATTCTTCCTTTGTCTGCTAAACTTGCCTGTTGAGATATACATGGAAAACCTGATAACAAGAACATCTTGTCTACTATCTGTTCTTGTGATGGATTATTAAAAACATAGTCTTCGTCAAGAGTTGCAAAATTCTGTCCGTAATACATATCTGCATGATTTAATGTTTCTTTAAAAGGATATTTTCCTGAACTAAAGTGTTTCTTAACCATGCCTATTGATTTTGCTGTTTCATCTTCTAGTTTATTGAATGTTGCTTTTAAACTCTCCAGTAGTTGATTCGACATATCTGTTTTTCCATAACCAGGTTGTGATGTTAATTGAACATGAAAAATTTTGACTTCTAAAGCGATTTGCATTGCTGATGATGCTACTGGGAAAAGTTCATTCATTAACTGAACTCTCTTTCCCCAAGCTACTTTTAAGTCTGACATTCCCATTAATAAAGTGTCTTTCTCCAGTAAATATCTCATTTCTATGAAATTTTCAAAAAATTCTGCTGTAAATGTAGTATTTCTCACAAACTGTTGTTCAGTAACACCTTTGCAATAATTTGTCTTTTTAAGCCAATCTGTAAGTTTTTTAATATATCTATCTTTTGAAAGATAATCCTTGTTTAACAATTCTTTAGCTTTCTCTACAATCCAATTTGCGATTCCCATAAAATACTGAAAGATTTTTGGCATAGCTGCTAGGCCCAAACCGTAAAAAGACAAATTTCTAAGACCTTGTGTTATTTGATTTCCTACAGAATTTTTATCCGAATTCATTGCTACCTTAACTCCAAGTACAGTTGCTATAACAACTGCAACTGTGCCGATAAGTGCTGGTGTTCCTTCTGAAATTTTTCTACATATATAGTCAAGCCATTCTTCTTTTTCAATTTCTTGATCTACAACTTCATCAACTTTCTTCTTTTCCTCTAAAATTTTCTCTTTATTTTGTTTTTCCAATCTTAAAGTTTTAATGTTTATAGAATCTATAATGCTTTTAAAATTTGAACTTTTCATTGTCTTACCTTCTTCAACTGGTTTTGAATTAACTGCTGCTACTTCTGCCATTTCTTGATTTGCAGCTGCGTTTGCTGCATGAGCAGCTTTCTGAGCTTTCTTAGTGGCTGTCTGTTTCTTTATTGTTTTAACAGTAAAAAATTTCTTAATTGCTGTATAAATCTTTCCTATCAAACTCATAAATAAATCCATTATTCCTAACTCAACTGCAATAGTTCCTATGATATAATATCTAACAATATTAC